TATCCGCAAGGGACAGATCGGCTCGGCTCAGTTGCTGATGCGAGACCTTGGCGCTGTGGTTGGAGAGGTTGCGCCAGAAGCCCAGGCCGCGGCCGCGCCACAGCTTCAGATCACGATCGACGACAAGCGCAACGGGTAGTAGTACAACCGAACCACTACCATCTAGTAGGCGTTGGGGCTTGTATGTCTCGGCGTTTGCTGCTAATGTGCAACAGTAAATCAAAATTATTTTTTCTCCGATGAAAAAATTTTCTGGCTGCCTGCTTCTCGTCGTTGCAGCTTCGACCGCTTCCCTCCCGCTAATTTTTGCGGCTGGCGCTTCCGGTCTTTATCTGGTCACCCGCGACTAACTGACACCACCTAGGGGGTATGGTTGCGATTTTTCGCGGCCTACTCTCGCCGCCGGGAACCTACTGATATAACCTCAATTTCCTCTTCTGTACTACAGGGGGTAGGGGTCGAAATCCTGTAATACCCTAGAAGGTACTCGTCTACTACAAAATGACTGCAACGGCTGGGGCATTGAGCCTTCGCTACGCCCAAGGGCAAGTATTTAGTAGCCGTAAGCGCTTCCGAGTCCTCGTCGCGGGTAGACGTTTCGGGAAGTCATACCTCTCCTGCATCGAGCTGTTGCGTGGAGCAATCGAACGTCCGGGCGAAACCTTCTTCTACGCCGCCCCGACCTACCGAATGGCGAAAGACATCGCCTGGAAGGTGATGAAAAAGCTGGTCCCAAAAGCCTGGATCAAGAGCAAAAACGAAACCGACCTCAAAATTGAACTGGTCAACGGCTCCACGATCGAACTGAAGGGCACTGAAAACGCCATGGCCCTCCGTGGCCGAAGTCTGGCTGGCGTGGTGCTGGACGAAGCCGCCTTCATGTCCAGCGAGGTCTGGTTCGAGGTCATCCGCCCCGCCCTCGCCGACAAACAGGGCTGGGCCTTATTCATCTCCACCCCCGACGGCACGGCCAGCTGGTTCTACGAACTCTGGCAGTACGCCAACAGCGGAGACGACGACTGGAGCCGGTGGCAATTCACGACTATTGACGGCGACAACGTCCCACCGGAGGAAATTGAAGCCGCCCGAGGTCAACTCGACGCCCGCACCTTCCGCCAAGAATTCGAAGCCAGCTTCGAGAACCTAACGGGCTTGGTAGCGGTCAGTTTCGGCGACGACAACATCAGCACCGAAGCCGAAGACATCAGCGTCCTCCCCGTCTTGCTTGGAGTTGACTTCAACGTCGATCCCATGTCGGGCATCTGCGCCGTCCGCAAGGACGACACCCTCTACGTCTTCGACGAAATCATGCTGACGGGTGGCGCCACCACCTGGGATTTTGCGGAAGAAGTCACCCGCCGCTTCGGCGTGGAGCGCCGCGTGATCGCCTGCCCGGACCCCACCGGCGGCGCCCGCAAAACCAGCGGCGTGGGCCTCACGGACCACAACATCTTGCGCCGCAGCGGTTTTAACGTCTCCAGCCCCCGCTCCCCTTGGAAAATCCGCGACAAAATCACCTGCGTCAACACCGCCCTCTTAGACGCTACTGGAGCAAGACGCACTTATATCCACCCGCGCTGCAAGGAGTTAATCAAATCTCTACGTACTTTGACCTACGCCCCCGGCACCGGCCTCCCCAACAAAAACCTTGGCGTTGACCACGCCTTCGACGCCTTCGGCTACCTTTGCCTCCAACAATTTAACCTCGCAAAAATCGGCACCCTGGGTCAAACTTCCTACCGCCTTTACTAAACTACGACTATCGCTGGAGCTATATGCCTCTAAAGCGCGGCTATTCCCAAAAATCCATCTCCGAAAACATTCGGCTGCTGGTGAAGGAGGGTTATTCCCAAAAACAAGCCGCTGCTATTGCGTATGAGACAGCTCGCAAGGCGAAAAAAGCCGCCTCCAAGAGGAAAAAGTAGTCATGGCACCCAAGAGAAAGGGTCTTTACGCAAATATCAACGCCAAACGCAAGCGGATTGCCGCTGGCTCGGGCGAAAAGATGCGTAAACCCGGCTCCAAGGGTGCCCCAACTGCCAAAGCCTTCAAACAGGCCGCCAAAACCGCCAAAAAACGGAGGAAATAGTCATGGCCGATGTCGGCACAACCCAAATCGACCGCTTTACCAACACGGTCGAACACACCGGCAACTCAATGAGTGCCGTAAACGACTGGTTTGAGGTCCATGCCCACTGCAGCCAGTACACATTTGCTGCCAACGTCACCAGTTCTGCCAATTTCACCCTTGCGTTGGAGGCCAATTTCAACGGCAACGGCACTTGGTTCACGGTTGACACCAGCAAAACCATCAACGAAGCCGGTCAATACGTCTATTTCTATGACGGCAAGGCCGCCACGAAGATTCGAATGCGCATCGCATCCATTTCATCTGGCACCGTTGCTTTAACACCACACATTGTCACTGGTTACCACGGCTAGGCGAGATGTTGCCGTGATTTACGACAGTTAAAGAGTTAGACTCCGGGATATAGACCCTCCCCCTGTCTAGTCATGGCCATTCTTCGCGGCGAAGAAGGTTCTGTTCAGTTCGACGCCGCCGGCGCTACCAACGCAACCATCGTTGGCACCCGGAGCTGGACGCTGAACATTACCAAAGACACTCTGGATGTCACCGACCACGGCGACACCTTCCGCTCCTTTGTTGGCAGCCTGGTTTCGGGCTCCGGCACCGTCGAGCTGGTTTACGACCCCGACGCCACCGGCCAATCCGGTTTCATCGAGGACATCGTGACCACCGGCGACACCGCGGACGCCACCTTCGAGCTGTTCACGACCGGCAGTACCAGCGGCACCGACTCCATCAGCTTCGCTGGAATCATCACCAGCATGGACATCGCCTCCACCGTGGGCGATCTGGTGGTTGCCACCTGCAACTTCGTGACGAGCGGCACGATCACCAGCAACCTTGAATGAGGTTGATTGGAGGCTGAAGTCATGGGAACTCGTATCTGCCCTGGTGGATGTATTCACCTTGAGGTGGACGCCGAGACCCGCATGACTTCAGCCACCTTTACTTTCCTGACTCCGACCGATCCAGTGGACTTTGGTGCGTTGATGACGCGCCTAGCCGCTGGTATTGAGGTGATGATTGAAGTTGAGGACGAAGACGACTAATCGAGTCACCCCATGACATATTCCGTCCCCGGTCGCATTCGTACCCACCTTGTCAGTTCCACCTACATGGGCGGATCTGACAACCCCTTCACCCGCACCCAAGCGGTGATGGACCAGATGAAAGGTTGGGAGATTATGAAGGCCGTCACGAACGGTACGGAATATCTGCGCGAGAAAAGCGAGGCTTTCTTGCCTTTAGAGCCACGGGAGGACTATTCGGCTTATTTGGCAAGAGTCAACCGCGCCGTTTTTTCTCCTTACACGCAGCGTCTAATACGGGCTGCCGCCGGCCTGATTTTGCGCAAGCCAATCACGCTGACCGGCGACCCGTACTGGACGGACATTTTCTCCAAGGACGTTGACGGCTGCGGCTCGGACCTAGACGAGTACGCCCGCCGCGCCTTGGTCTGTGCGCTGACCTACGGCCACAGCCATACGCTGGTCGATTTCCCTGCCCCTACCGACGCCCGCAGCCTCGCCGAAGAACGCGCCCTCAACCGCCGCCCCTACTGGATCGAGGTTGACCCCACCAACATTTATGGCTGGCGCTTGGACCGCGAGGTCAACTACGGCAACCTGATCCAGGTTCGCATCGCGGAAAAAGCAGTGGTGCCCGACGGTGACTTCGGCGAAAAGTTATTCGAGCAAGTCCGCGTCATCGAGCCGGGACGTTACCGCATTTTCCGCCAGACAGAAACCAAGAAAGAGACCGTCGGCGGCTTCCCTTACCCCAACTCCTTCGACACCACGAGCAGCAGCTCCGACTTCGAGCTTGTGGAAGAAGGCGACTACAGCCTGGGCCAAATCCCGCTGGTCACGCTGTATTCGAACAAGACGGACACGATGACCAGCAAGCCTCCGCTGCTGGACATTGCGTACTTGAACTTGGCCCACTTCCAGCGCCAAGCCGACCTAATCCACAGTCTCCACATCGCCTCCCAACCCATGCTCGTCCTTGAGGGCTGGGACGACCAAACCAAGGACATGGCCATCAGCGTGAACTACGCAATGGCCACCCAACCAGGCAACAAGGTCTATTACGTGGAGCCTGCATCTAGCGCATTTGAAGCCCAGAGCAGCGAAATCAAGGAACTCCAGCAGCAAATGGCGACTCTGGGTATTAGCACCCTGAGCCAGCAGAAATTTGTTGCCGAATCTGCGGATGCCCGCCGCCTCGACCGCGTGGACACCAACTCCATGATGTCGATGGTCTCAATGGACCTCGAACAAAGCCTGCAAA